TACGCTATAAGGCAAGTAGTGTGCATTATATTCTTTTGGGCCTTGTTGAAAATTGGGCTGAACTAAACTAATAAGTTTACGAGACATAGTATAATAACTTCTTTAAGTCACTGTTAAAATAACAGTGTTCGGTTGTATAGTTAACCAGTCTATTGTAGTTGTGCTCAAGGACTAAAGACATTTCTTCTAGCATGATATCCCATTCTTCAAAAGAAAACTCACAAAGTCGTTCTACTTCGTTGACAATTTGTTCTATGCGAGATTCGTCATTTAATTCATTATCATAACTTTCATCAAACCATCTTTCAAATGTTAAAAACCCCATGCTCTTCATGTGTTTAAGAACTCCCGGCCTATTTAAAATGATGAAGGGGTGTTTTGCTAATATTGGTTTTATTTCTTTTTCTGTGAACCCTACAGAACCTTCGTCGGATTTTAGGGCCATTGTACTAGATACTAGACTAAAACAACTTTGTTGATAAAATTTAATCGGTAAAGAATTCATTTGAAATTGATTGATAGCTAAATCAACGTCGTCTATTTGCAACGGCAGCATGTCTTTAAATTTTGAAAATCCAATACGCTGATTATTACTGGTTAATTTTTTCATTGCAACAGTACTTTCGTCGGGCATTACTCCTAAACTAACAAACCCTTGATCCAATAAGTTTTTATAAGAAAGCAAACTTGTTAGCATGATCCTGTGATCTCTACCTCTACGATTTAGTGAAAGGTATTTTTTTGTTTTCTTGATCGGACTATACTTGAAATATTCTAAGTTTATGTCATGTTTAAATCTTTTGTAAACATGATGCACATACATAACTGTTAGTTTATTTTTAGTATTATTTTCTTTTACAAAATTCATGTATTCTTGTTCTATATCTGCTGCGGCAACCATGTAGATAATTTTGTTGAAAGAGATATCTAAAACTTTTTCATAAATTATGTTTAAGAATGATTGTGTGAACGATTCGCATTGATGGTTTAGTATTAAAAAAGCATTTCCTGATTTTAATTCTTGTTGTATCAAAGGATCAAAATCTGCAATAATACTACCAGTGTGTGCTTTCCAATTCCAACTATTAATATCTACGTTAATTAACCATTTTTTTGATAAATCAATTTTATCTAACGATAATATTTTTATTTCTATTCCAAGTTCATTAAAATGGGGCTCTGCAAATTCAACCCAATATGGGTCTTGCCTACGATTCACAGCCGTTATGTTAAACAACTGTGTGTTAACCGGCGTTGAACTTATATCAAGTATCTGAAGTATTTTACTCATAATCAGTACCTTCACCTAGTCTAGGATATATAACTGGTGAAACATCGTGCAAACTATTTACAAAATTGTCAGATAAAACAACTTCATTACAAGTGTTGACAAACTCCAGCGTGAACTTACTAAATTTAATGTCGGTGTAGGTACGTTGTAGAAATTCCAGATGCTCTGCAGGTGTAGGATGATTATCTCTGTATTTCTGTTTTTGCCATTGAACAAAATATTCAGGACGGTGTGGACGAGATTCCCAATCATTGTTAAACACCACATCCATCACGCTGGGTCTAACAGATTCTATAATATCTTTATAAAATCGAAGAATGTAATCAACATGATCTATTTTTTTATCGTTGCTTTGCTCGCTGTCAAACGGAACCATAGACATCAAGTCGTAGTCGCATCCAATATTTTCTAATGCTAGTTTACAACCTTGGACTAAATTTAAATCTCTCATTAAATATCCGTGATGGCACAAATACTTTTTTAAAAATTCTTGGCTGTATTCTGTTTGATGATATAAATTACCAGGCGTAATCCATCCTTGGTTTTTGATAAATCGATCTTCTCTTGTTATATTTGAAAACATGATCATCACAAGATCGTCTGTATTGATTTTATGATGTATAATTGCTTCCATCAATGCTTGAAAAATATAAAAATTGCCGGCTCCTGGTTTGGCGTATATGTAATGATCCGGAATTTCCTTTGCTATTATGTCTGCCCAGGTAGGCCATGAATAGGTAGTAAAACTGCAACCAAATGCAAAAAATCTTTTATACTTTTTAAAATCGATAGAGGAGGTTGAATTCTGCATATCAAATATTTAGTACATAAATATATCATGATAGAATTAAATGCTACTATAACTGCCAATCCGTATTTCTGGAGTCCTAAAGGCACAACATTACTCACTGGCTATTTTGATGGCATTGATAATAAAATATCCTACATCAAATTATTACTAAATTATCCAGTGCCATCTTATGACGGTGTTAATCTGTTCCAATATATCGATAATGAATCGTTAGACAAACTCAGAAATCATAAAACTGTATTAGTATTTGATTCTATATTCGAAGGATTCAGTCCGAATGTTACTCCTATTGCAAAAGCACTTCATGAGAGTTGTATTACTCATAATATAAATCCTAAAAAGGTATTTTACTTTACAGGAAATCTTATTGACGATTTAACTGAAATCAATAGTATTCCAATTTTTGCATTAGATAGCAGTTGTGCCTGGAAAGATACTCCGGTCGGGGGATTAAAGAAAGCCAAAGGTCATTGCTATAAAAATTATGAAAAAGCTATACTTAGCTTGTCTAGAAGAAATCGATCGCATCGAGTATTTGCACACTGTATGCTGTTTAATTCACCATTAGTTGATCACAGTATTATTAGTCAAGATATAGTTAATTACGAGATCAGCAAGTATGCTCTTGAAAAAATGAAAATAACTGATCTTCAATATAAAGATTTTAAAAACAATCTCCCATTGATTGCTGATAAGAAACAGTTTGACGTTAATGATCCATTTAACGCATTGCCCGAATTACATGCTAAAACAGCGTTTAGTATTGTCAATGAGACACTGGCGGACAATTCTAATAATACTACACTGTTCTTTTCAGAAAAATTCTTAAAACCTATTATTAACTTTCAGCCTATGCTGATTTACGGACATCAAGGAATTAATAAAAAATTAAGTCTATTAGGATTTAAAAGTTACGAAAGTTATTTCAATTTAGACTTTGATAACGAACCCGACGACATTATACGATATAAGAAATTATTAGAAAGTGCTTCCGAGGCAGTTAATTTTTTAAAAATAATGTCTCGAGAAGAACAAATAGAATGGCGGTTTAGAAATAAAAAATTGCTGAAATATAATTATAATGTTTTTATTGAAAATATTCATCGAAAACAACAAATAGCATTATTTGAAAAATTAATAAATGCCATTAAATTCTAAGCTGTTTGGCCACACTCAAAGTAAAAATCTTTCAGTTCCGGGAATGTTTCTAAGAAATTGGTGCCGCGTCTTCGATCATATTCCGTGAACCAATTAAAGAAGTCTCTGCGACCTTCTTTTATCTTTTCTGGGGTATAGATAGCTGATTCCATGTATTTTACAACTCTTTCAAATTTAGCATACTCTAAGTCGTTGAATTTACTACGGTTTTTATCGTCTAGATTGGCTAGAATGAAGTCCAGATGTCTTACCATGTACGGCATAAACTTGTCTTTAGGCAAGATATTCATGTCATACTGCAACGGTTCTTTTAAGTAAGGTGTATCAAAGCGCACACGTTGCCATTTATTTTGTTCAAATCCATTGTACTTAACACGCCATTCTAGGATCTTTTCTAATAGACTTTGAAAGTTAGTTACTGTGAGAATATTGAAAGTTATCATAAATGTTATAGGGAGTCGAGTCTTCGTCAAGTATGTGTCTAAATTGCGTTCCCATACTGTTAGATCTAACCCGGTGCGAATATATTCTGCTGGGGCGCCCCAAGTATCCGTGCTTGTGAAAATTTTAAAATCTTTGATACAGTCGTTGGTAATTAAATTATTAACTTTTTCTACCAGTCTATCAATTAATATTGGCTTGACTCCAAAATTAGTATTGATGTTTAATTCAAGATTGGGCAAGGGATTAACTGCTAGGTCATCTAACAGTTTCCATGTGCTAGCTTGTAATAACGGTTCGCCGCCAGTGATACGTAGTATAGTCAATGTCTTGCGTACTTCCGGCCACCAACGCCACCAGGCTTCTACATAGGGATTTGTTTCTTCTTCATGTACTTTGAACCAATCTATGTCGTTGCGATGATTTAATACCATGGTGTATGGTCCATGATCTTTGATCTCTTTGTAGTAACTACTAGAGTGTTTAGGATGACAATACCCGCATTTAAAGTTACACTCGTTGCCAAACGAAATTTCTATATATTGCGGATTAACATTTTGATCCCAATCACCGTCTTTAATTTTTTGAAATCGTTCCGGAGTATAAATTGTGCTGTTACGTTCTTTACGATCCGATACAACATCATCTCCTAGTGCTTCGATGTTCCAACAGTAATTACATCCACTAGGTTTGCCGCCGTTGAGCATTTCAAGACGTTCCATTTTCTTTTGATTGGTGTTATGTAATGCACTCGGATCTATGGTTATTTCATCTAAAGGAATTTTATGAGGTGCAGGATGATAGCAACTATGAGTTTCTCCTGTTTGTAAATAGATAGTCGTGTGGTGCCACTTGGCCATACAGAACGTAGGACTAATCTCGTTCATTATTGGAATAAACTTTTGTATTCTTTTCTTATCGTCCATCAAACTGTTCTCGCAGCCAATTAAAATCATTTATTTTTTTCAATTCTGTTTTATTATTTTTATTTTTTATACCAAATTCTCGGCCTGCAATCGCACCTTCGATTGCGTTAACGTCATCGCCGACTGTACACCATTGAGTTAATCGTATTTGTGTTTCGTTTTCTGTTTGTCGATCAATAAGTCGACTAGACAATTTAACGCATTCTCGAAACGCGGATTTCCAACTATTAAACGGATCTGTGTTAAAAGCGGTAATATTTGAAATATCATTCATAACTTTGAGATTATTAGAAATGCTAGTTGTCATATCAGCTGAGTCGATGCTCATTGCTAACACCTTTTCTCTTGGTAATAATTTAACACCACCGTATCCATATTCTAGATGGTTTACTGGGTTTTGACTACGCCACACATGCACATGATTCCTTTCATACCTAGGAACTAGATAATCAAAATTAAAATTATCTAAAATTACAGCGTCGCCATCTACTACATAAAACATGCTGGTAGTAGCGATTTTAGCTGCTTCGATGTGAGCTTGATGTATTCCAACTACTCCGTGAATACGTTTTGCTCTAGGAAATTTTTCCAGCAGTTTATTAAAATTATCGTCTGCATTAGATTCGTCGAAACTAATAAAAATAATATCATAGTGTTGTTGTAATGGTATAGATGCTGTTGTATTAATTTCTTTTTTTTCTGTAAAAAATCTGTTGTCGAATTCTCTCTGAGAAATTTTTAATTTTTTTGGAAATAAACAAATTCCGTCGAAATTATTACCGTTTTGAAATATATGAACATACATGTCATCCCATTTTGTAGCACGATATCCATTTAAATCAAAGGTTTCGTTGACACATAGATCATCCCATATCACCCAAAACATCTTGGTTAATGCCCGTTCAGATATCTGATTAATATTATTACAATTTTGAATCTGCTGTGAATTAGGAAATCGAGATTTGCATTTATTCCAAAGCTCTACATTGCAGTTGTGTTCACTTACAAAGAATATATCATACATTATCAACTGTCCGATAATATGTTAATCCTAGATTAATAGTCTCGTCATAGAGATCCAATGTAAACTTGCTTTGCGCTGCATCCAGACAAGGATAATCTAGGCCTAGATGAGTTTTCAATCTGTCTCCTAGGTCTTTTATGTCCGTTTCTAAACTACCATGAAGAACATTTTCTTGATATATGTTTTTAAGGATTTCAAAATCTCTAACATCAATATAATTCCAATCGGTGCAGTTGGTCATCCATGTGCCTAATCTTGCACCGTAAACAGCATACAACCCGTTTTCCTCATGGGCGCCTACAGTTGACCACATTCGAAGACGATGAATATTATGCCACCAGATGCGTTCTTTAATTTCTTGTGGCGGCACACGCACTCCATCAAGCAGCGTCATCTTAACACCTTCACGGAATCCTGCTCGCCATGCCTGGAACGGTGATCCTGTAATCACGCTGTCGCTGTAGACCCTTGGAAAATTACGGTATCCATCTTCCCAACAGAAATCTACCTGGCCTCGATCACTTTCTGAATTTTCATGCGTCTTCATATTGAGAACAAAGTCTTTCTTCCAGATTTTTATTCCACCGTTGCCGTATCTAAGCCCATTGATTTTATTTCGACCGCACCACCCGTAGACCTGTATTTTAGGGTCTTTCATATCTAGTTCTAGATTAAAAAACGCAGGATCTACAATGTTGTCGGCGTCAACGGTGATGAACCAATCTGTTTCACTTAATTCTGCTGCGGCTTTGTGTGCATGGTCGCTGCCTTTGACTCCGTGTACACGCTTGGCCCAAGGTACCTTGACACAGAGGTCAGCATAATGCAGATCTGCATTAGGTTCATCATAACTTAAAAACACAATATCAAATTCAATAATTTTCATTTTAGTTCAATCACATAATTTTTAAATAACCGTCTAGTATAAACACTAAAGGTATCATAGGATACGTTTTTAACTGTGACTGTTTTACCTACTAGATCATTTATTTTAACAGAAAACATCTTGTAGATCAAATTAGGATCGTTGTATTCAGTAATTAAAAAGTCCATAACTGTGCTGCCGTCCCAAACAAATTTTCTTTGTTTGTTTGCATCTTTGTATTTTTTGGTTCCGCCAAACTCAGTTGATAGCTGTATTTTTAATGTTTGACTTTTTGCTGTATAGGTAAGATATACATCTGGTTTAGCTATATCGGTATATTGTATCAACGGTATTCTATGTAAAACGTCATCTAATTTATTCAAAGTTTTTGTTTCAGCTATTTCTAAATCGCCCGAATGAATATCTATCTGGCAATGGTGTATCTGTATTTCTGCTGTGATGATTGATAATGCTGTTTCGCTATCTATTTCAACCACACATGCTTCATTCGGAAAGGCATAATCAGGACCTACACTGATTACTGCACCTGTTAGTTGATCATACACAGCCACATATTTCACTGGTGCTGGCTTGTACTCAGCTAACCACTTGTCAAAATCTTCTACGGTTTCCATGCGATTTCCTCTAGATTGTTTATCATTTCTGTGTTTATTTTATCTTTTTCCACATAGTGTACTATATCATACTGTTGATAGTTCCCTATTTTCAATTGTCCTTTTTTGTTGAAATAAAATCCCACATGGTCACTCCATGTATCTGCAGGCCATGGCCAATTCTGTAACATGGGTTTCATATGTGCTATTCTAGGAAATTCTAATTCATACGCTATGTCGTCTGAGATGCCTAGTATATCTGCAGACAATGCAAATGCTTCATCAGTACCTAAGACTTTTGGTTTGAAATTATTCAAGAACATGTTTGAAAATTCTATGGGATTTTTAATTATGCTCCTGCCTAGATCAAAAAATTCTCTGGCCATTTGAGAATCCTTGCTAAAAAAAGTCCACATAGAATATAAATTCGGAAGATTGTTTTTATCAAAGGCTTTTCTGTAAGTGCGGTCGACTACAGTATCACCTCTGTAAGTGAACACTTGATTTGCAACATACAATTCACTGTTATCAACAAAATAATCAATCCAGTGGCTGTGGTCTTGTAAAAATATCATATCAGCATCTAAACATACTGTGTGATCAAACGGAGTAAGCTGATCCATCCAGCTACGACCGTCCCAAAATGTTTCTTGGCTCCATTCTATCACATGATCAAACACCCACGGGCTGGTAAGTTTTTCTATTTTTGTTTTATCATCTATCACGATCGCTACTCGATCGTAACCTTCTCGTTGTGTGTTTTTTATACTCAGTGCCAGGCCGTAGGCCAGCTGTAGATAATCAATAGACTCGTGTTCTGCAACAATTAGCAAATATCCGAAGTTCATATTAACTCCAATAACGCCTGTTTGTTTCTAATCACACTTTGCTTGTTCATGATATGTATGTCTATGTTAGATATAGCAGCAGCACAATACGAGTTGGTCAATTTATGATCTACAAGAAATGTCAGAGTGTTACCATTAACACCATGCAGGATATCCTTGTCCAAGGCTGATAATACCGGAGGCAATGATAATACGTCATCCTGTTGATAGCCATCTAATATATGTTTAGCCACACTAAAGGCAATGTCATTTCTAAATTGACGACAGTCAAATCTAAACACATCGGCAAATTGAGAGTAATTTTCTTTGACATAATTTACTGTGTCAAAAAACAATTTGGCATTTGCATTCTTTGAAAACATCACTGTGGTAGCCCAATACATTTTGACGCCTGTGTCACTCACGTGCCTGTCTAGGTATCCTACACGAGAATCATCATAGATATCGTTGATAGCACTTCCTAGCATGACATCTGCATCAACATTCCAATATTCTCCAAGACTGTTTGACAAGATAAAAAAATCACTGTCTATTAATAATGTTCTATCGTAGGGGGTAAGATCATATGCTGTACTTCTGTTGGTGTTTATAAACGGAATCATCTGACCGGTTTGACCGTCATGCAGGCGTCTTTGATTATCAGTGGTAGGTCTGTCAACCACGATAATATGATCAAACACGGTCTCGGCCTGATTAAAAATATTTGATTCCTTCATCCATGCAATAGTAGATGCATCGGTAATCAACGAAACTGGAACCTGCAAATTTTTCTTAGCCAGCCCCCCAGCTATTACCGACATTAATGCATAATCGACTGTGCGATTATTGTGTGCATAGAGTAGTATTCCCTGTGTCATTGCGATATTAGTTTTTCCACAGATCTACTTTTTTTAATCTTTTGATGTTGTTCAAAATATTCATTAGTAACTTCAAAATATCTGCGGAAAATCTCATCACGAAATTCTTCGAGGTCATCTACTAGCACAGGATTTTCATTGGCATCTAACAGAATCACTCCGGATGTTCTATCCTTGGCGCACAGCATGTCTACAAAAGTCAAAAGAGTTCTATCGATTCGAAACAGGCCGCCATTGAATCCATAGGTTAGTTTGGCTGACATACGTTCTTTGAGAACTTTTTTTTGAATAGAAAAGGTCTGTTGATAGTTGGCAAAATCCAGAGCTTGTTTAAGCTGTTGGTCCATGAGTTCTCCTTGATAAACTACGTAGTTTATTTATAGATGAACTAGAACCTGGGAAAAATTAATTAACTGCCGGTTACTGCGCCTATGGCAATAATTGGTTGAGGCACTGTAAAGTTTAAGCTTCCAGGCACCATAATACCTGTGGCATACAGTGAAGAAACATTCACAGTCAGCGTACCATCCACTAAATCTCCAGGGGGGAAATTCGCTGCTGTTTGAGTTTGGACTCCTGCAGGTGGTACTCCGACTCCTGGATCAACATATGGGTCTGTGAATAGCACCCGAATCTCTAATTGGCTTGCAGAGCCTCCACTGTTACTGGGTTGGTCAACACATCTAGCCTGCAATTGATAGGTGTTAGATCCATAAGGGCTTGATGCGGTGGCTGTGTAGTAGGTTTGAAATGTGCTGGTAGTTTTATACCAATTTGTGCCATCATTGGGTGATGTTCCTGTACTCGGGGTCGCGGCACCGAAACTCTGAGTACCGGCCGAACTCAATAAACTAGTCCACGATGTATTTTGATTAGTTGCAGCGCCGCCGGATCTAGATGCACTGATTCGGACTTTGCCGCCACTGTTGAACCAATATCTGGCATCATTGGAATTTGACCAATAGATCTGTATGGTACACACACATTGAGATAACCACGAAGTTGTTTTACTTGATGACACAACTCCAGTGGTGGCGGACTCGCCAGCTGCTACTAAAAATCTATAAGTGATTAAATCATCTGCCCATGCATCATACTGGCGTTGGGGCACATCCAGTGTGCCGGTGTCTGGGGTAAAGCTCGAAGTATACCTTATTGTGCCACCTTCAGAGACCACAGCAGTGGTTGGATTAGATCCGTTTTGATGCTTGTAGGCGTTGATAATATCATATCTGAGATTGGCCCATTCGTTGATGGTGACTTTGCTGTCATCGGTGACTGCCGTTGATTGAATCCGTGCCTGCTGACCGTAACCAAAATTACCTGATCCGAATCCCAAGACCCCAATTACCTTGTCTCTGATTGCGTTATAATCTACTTTAAGAATTTTACTGTTAACTGCTGGCATGAGATTATTTAAGTCCTTAACTGCCTGTTATACTAGAAAGTGAATACGATGGGCTGGTTATAGAAAAAGTACCAGAAGGTTGTAATTGCCCGGATGCTTTGAGTTCAGATACAGATATGGTCAAGGTGCCGTTGACAACGTCGTTTGGCGCAAAGGTTGGCGGGCCGGGATTAGCTGTGTCCGGATCAATGTAGCTATCTAAAAGTGTCACACGTATTTCTAACTGCGTGGCTGTTCCAGTGGAATTGTTTGATACATTGGTTCTGGCTTCAAGTTTGTAACTGTTGGCAGAATAAGAACTGCTCAAGAAATTTTGATAATAGGTCTGATAAGAATTTGTCATTGTATAGTAATTAACTGCAGGGTCAGTGTCGGCACCAAATCCCTGCGTGCCAACTGAGCTTAGAAAATTAACCCAAGCAGTGATCTGTGGTGATATTGCTGCTCCTACTAGAGACGAAGTTAATCTTATTTTGCCGCCGCTGTTGAAAAAATATCTGCCTTGATTAGCATCACCAAATGTCACTGTTAGTGTTGCCTGTGCCTGCGTGGACCACGGTGTGCTATATGTTTGGCTGGCTTTGGCAGCGACTATAGATTGGCTTCCGGCTATGAGAAACCTTTTTGCACTGGCATCATTTAATAGTATATCATAATTGGTATTCGGTGAATTAGCTCCAAACCCTATAGGATCGCCTACATTAACATTCACTACCGGAGGAATGGTTCCATCTTGATGAAATTTAATATTAATAATATCAAATTTAATTAGATCCCATTGTGCTTTGGTAATTGTGTTGCCAGAAAACACGTCGGAACTTTGTATAGTTTGTCCGTAGCCTAGTGTGCCAGAACCTGTGCCTATCATTGTTTCTGCTTTGTTTTGTATAGCTACATATTGTGCAGCAAAGACGTTGGTTCCTAAAGTCATTATAACACCAATGCTTCTATTACGCTAATATTATCTGATCCAGTTGACTCTAGTGCTACTGCAAACACATTGGCATAATTGCCATGTGCGGCAATTGCTGCGCCTCTAGGGCCAGCTACCAACCGATCACCTTTTCTAACTGAACCATATACCTTGCATGGTACACGACCTTTTAGAGCGATATAAGTGCCGCCTTGTAATTCACTGTTCATCATGTAAGCTGGGTTGGCAGATACCACTCCAACAGCACGAGTGTTGACATCTGCAGCAGTAACTTCTTTTTCGCCGCCTATCATCACCACTGTGCCAACTTCGTATTCTTGATCAGCAAGATATTTTTCTGCTAGGTCAGCGTATCGAGCAGCTGTGGCTGTGCCATTAAAGATGTTAGCTGTGATGTTACCGCTGACATCCCTAGCAGCTATGCTGTAAGCAGTGGCTGTGAGTCTAGCAGTTCTGTATTGAGTACTGGCTGTGCCATCTGACCACGCTGGGTCAACTCTAGCATCAGTGCGGTCAATAAACGTACGGTCTACGTTGTCTGCTATGCCCACAAATTGGTTAGCTAATATGTTACCGCTGGAATTACGTATAGTCACTGTGGCTATTGCCGACCCAGGCACAGTGGCGCTGGAAGCCAATCCGTTTAGGGTGCCGGCATCTGCGGCTGTGGCAGATGATCCTGTGATAGATCCAGTTAATGTGCCTACAATATTAGCACCAGCAAATCCTATCTGCTTGGTAGCAGCATTGATCATGATATCATTATCATTGGCCAGCACATTGCCTTTGTGACTGCCGGTTGTATTTCCTGTAACTGCACCTACCAAAGAGCCAGTAAATATATTAGCATGGACATTGCTCCATCGCAAGTCTGAAGTTCCTAACGTATAAGAACCACCAACTCCGGGAACTAGTCCTGTGGAGGTTATAACAGCTATGTCTCTTTCATCCGTAGTCTCAGTAACTGTGATTCTAAATGTAATTTCGTTACCTAAGCGATTTTCAACTACAACTTGATTTCCGCCTTCTACTCGTATTCTAAGATCGTTACCATCACCTACTTGCAGGCCGGGATCTTTGAAACTGACTTCTGACGTAAATGAGCTTTCGCCTGTTTTAATATATTGGTCGGCTGTGAAGCCGCCTAGTTTAGCGGCGTTACTAGCAGTACCCCAAAAGGTAAAATCATCAGTGGACACACCAGTTTGTGATTTGGCCAATGTAACGCCTTTCTTTATGACTGTAAAATCATCTATGGCATTTTTACTGTTGTCGAGAGTGAATGCAGTCTTGCTGATCACTGCAATAGTTTTGCTATCAGATATGACCTTTAATATAGTATGTGGGCCTTCTGCGGTGCCTATGGTTCCATAGACCACTGCTGGACTAATCGTCGAAGTTCCTAGATCCGGACTAGAAATCGGACCGATTAGAGTGAATGCTGTACCGTTGTATGTGTATAATTGTTTAGCTCCGGTATCCCACCAAAAATCGCCTGCGGCTAGACCGCTGGGTGCGGATGCGCTGGCTTCGGCGCCGCTGGCTACTTTGAACCTAGTTCCATCATAGAATTTGAGTTTTTTAGTAGAGGTATCGAACCAGATTTGACCAGTAATAGATTTAGGAGGTGCTGTGGTGTTGGCGAAATTTTCTAATAGATGCACAAAATTTTCATTCTGTACTTCACCGTAACCTGCGTAATTCTTACCAACTAATCTTAGATCAGTAGTGGTGTCGATGGTGCCGTCAGCTACTGACGTTAAAAATACACCGTTGAATTTGTTGACTTCATATGCCATGCTGTTAGCCCCTAATATCTTGTATTTATTGCTGTCATACTATACGAGCTGCTGCGGCTTCACGCTGTTGCTCAAGTTGTATGTATTCTGCATCTGATAGACTGGTGGCGATATTCAGTGCTTTCTGTCTAATATGCCTTAAAACTTTCCAATCTGTGCTGTTTAAAAATTCACGCTCTTGTCCGTTGGCAACATCTGCTACTTTTTGCGCTGTAATAGCAGAGCTTACCGCAGTAACAGATCTGCTAGGTACATCAAAATAATGTGTTTGAGCTGCTATTTGGGCAGCTTGTGCATCTGTAATTTCTACTACTGTAACTGAGCCCGGTACATTGGGCTGGTAATTTAATACACCAACTACTAGATTATTTTCTATACAAACGTAATTCATGATTAACTCCAAATGGCCAAATAGTTGGCTGCAGGTGTGCTTCGTTGTTCTGTGTTCTGCACATAGACTCTGATCCTATCACCGAGATACGAATATGTACATCGCATTGAATCATCGCCGTTGACACCGCCAGCATAATGAATTACATGGATAGACGGAATGAAAGCTACAATATTTCCCATGCTTTTTCCCGCCGGGGGGAACACATCAAAGAAGTTAGCACCATCGTTGAATGATCCAACTTGATTGGTAAATCCCGATGTGCTGTATTGTGCTCCACTGACAATAGTATACTGAGGCAATCTGCTGTCTACATAAGTTTTAGTGGTGGCGTGATTGCCATTCACAGGAGCGCCAACTAATGTTAGATACCCTGTCATAGTGCTGCCTGCCAGTGCCACTTTAGTAGCGTCAGTAGCTACAATTGTTATATCTTGTGTGCCATTGAACGATACCCCGTTGATGTTTCTTGCAGTTTGTAATTGTGTTGCGGTAGAAGCATTACCTGTAACTGCTCCTACGAGATTAGCTGTGATCGTACCTGCTGAAAAATTGCCGCTGGCATCACGTGCTACAACTTTACTAGCGGTGTTAGTTGTGGTAGCATCTACTGAAATTGTTGCCGGAATATTACCATCAAATAAACTTAAACTACCACTAGTGGTGGTGTTTATCATATTCAAATAACTACCTTTGGTTAGAGATTCTTGAGCAATCGTCTGCCATGCTAGTCCACCTGCCTGTGCAGTAAGCACAGTACCAGATGCTCCCAGGCCTAACATGGTAGTGGCGCCAGCTGCTGTTTGATAAGGAATAGCGCCAAGGCCGCCGCCTGGAAGATTAGTAGCTGTGGTTGCTAGGGTAGCTGTGGTAGCGTTACCAAAAAAGTTATTGGCATACACACTGTTAAATTTGTATCCTGTGATACCGAGATTGGTGGTGTTGTCGCCTGTTATAGCCGGAGCATTTGGTCCACCGAGGCTCAAAGAAGTTGCAGAATCTACAAAGTTAATATCAGGTCCGCTGCCACCCATATCAAAATTCAATCGACCAGTGGTTGATCTAATTGTGGGGACACTGGAGTCTACAAATACTCTCAGTTGTGTTCCGCTGCCTAGAAATATTCCACTGTCATTGACATTTAGAGAACTTAGTGTACCTACCTGTGTCAGGCCGCTTAGTGTCACAGAATTATTAATAGCATTTCCTGTTAATGTTTCTGCACTAGCCGATACCGTGATACTGTTAGATCCATCAAAATTTACACCGTTTATAGTTCGCGCAGTAGCCAATCTTGTAGCGGTAGCTGCATTACCTGACAAAGTAGCTCCGATAAATTGATTAGCCTGTACTGTGTTGAATACACTGGTTCCGCTAGCAGCAGTAACATTGCCAGTTAGATCACCTATAAATGTAGCTGTAATAGTACCTGCCGAAAATCCACCTTCTGAATTTCTTGCTACTAGCTTTCCTATAACGTTGGAAGATGTTGCGTCAACACTCCATGTAGTTTCTGAACTACCGTTAAAATCAGCACCAGCAATATAAGTGCCTTTTTTCAATAGATTAGTAGTGTTAGCGGTCACTGTGACGTCGGATGAAGCATTAAATGGCACGCCATTAATCAATCTTGCAGTGGCCAATTGATCTGCTGTGGCAGCGTTGCCTGTTATGCTGCCATTGATCTTGGCTGTGGCAGATAAATTAATTCCCGCCTGCAAGGCATTGCCGAATCCAGCGACTGAATTGCTGGGATTTATAACAAACGCAGCAGCAGTACAGATAGCAAATACAGAACCATTGGTTTCTAAAAAGATCACAGGCTGAGGATCGCCTGCTGTATTATCTAAAGAGCCAGCTCTGGCTCTAGTGGATCCAAATCCTTCCACAGCCTCAGGTCCTATAAATCTCCATTCTGTACCAGTATATACATATAATTGATTAATAGGAGTTTTTAACCATAGAGCACCGGAGTTGGTATTAGGTGGGGCTGATGAACTTAGTGTAGCCGATCCAATAGGATTCCAATTTGATCCATCATAGGCATATGCCGTATCGTCTGTGGTATTAAACCATATCTGCCCAGGCAACGGTCTCGAAGGAGGAGCTGTGTTGGCAAAATTTTCTAAGAGAAATACAAAATTTTCATTCTGTGTTTCACCGTAGCCCACATAGTTCCTGCCCACTAGACCCAGACTGGTGGTGGTATCTATAGTGCCGTCATCCAACACTACTAATTGTACCCCATTAAACTTGTTAATTACATAGGCCATTTATGCCGCTCCTGGTTCATTATGGTGGTAAACTGGTATCTGATTGCCATGCCCACACACCACCTACTATTTGAAACAATTTAATAATTCTTGTCACAGACACACTGGCTGCTGAGATAGTGGCTGTTGGAAAACTTATGTTGGTAATAGCCAAACTGCTAGCGCCGCCAAGAGTAGTTAAGAATGCTGCTGTTGAGAATGCCGGAGGCAGTGAGTTTATTTCTAGACTCTGTGCATTATTGCTGATCAAACTGCATAATATTCTTGCATAGGTTCCTGTGCGATATTCACCTACCGGAGCAAGATTATTTAATATGCTAGCAATTATATATGTGTTTGATTTTCCATCGGAAAGATCAATGCTGAAAATTAACGGTCTTGATTCTACTTTGTTATCTGTATATTCTTTAGTAGCAGCATCTTGGGCAGCTGTGGGATCTGCCATGCCGATAATCCTTGGGCTACCGATCAAAGAAACATTGCCAGTGCCATCTGGTTCTAATTCAATATCAAAGTTAGTTGATACTGTAGAGATCCTATGGTTTTCTAATCTCAGTTGTGTTACGGCCGGAGCACCCGGGCCAACGTTTACTACATTTTGTGTACCAAATGAGCTCACCCCGGGAATACTGGTAATAGCAGAACCTAAGCTGTTTCCATCAATGACTTTTGTACCGCCTATGTATACCGCTTTACCTGATGCTAGATTCAATGTTTCAGAAATGTCTAACCAATTGCTGCTATTACTATAAGCAATGATTTTATCAGTGGTGCCTTTGATGGTTATGCCTGCACCGTCAGCTGTGCTGTTGGTGGGGCTGGTAACATTGGCAATAATAATATTTTTATCTTCTACTGTGAAAATACTGGTGTTTAGTGTAGTGGTAGTTCCTTCTACTGTGAGATTTCCGTTTACTACCAGATTTCCACCGAGATTAATGGTGCTAGAAGATTCTGTAGGATATAGTCCAATAGTCCTTGCATTTGAATTTATTACTATTGCGTTTTCTTGAGTATCTGCTCTATTCACGCTTAACGTAATATTTTTATTACTTGCGGAATTGGCTAAATTTACATTACCATCTGTAACAAACAACGATCCTTGGTTGGCTGACCCAAAGATTAATCCCGAGTCAACAGTAATTTGTAATTGTCCGTTGATTGCATTAGCAGTATCAGTGCGAACATAGGTAGTAGCAGATGCGCCTCCGAGGCTGTCACTGTTGGTGCAGGTGGCACGTATTTTAAAATTAGCCAATGTTCCTGCATTAAACCCAGGTTCGATGCTGCCTGTATAGCCAATAATAGCTATTTTTGGCGTGAAGCTGTCTTTGGAAAATATGCCTAATAATATACCATTGTTATACAAGCTGGTAATAACTCTAGTTTGATTAAGAGTATCTAATATAGTATCAACTCGGAGTCCACTTAGACTCTGTGAACTGCTATAGGTCGGAGCTAACAATATTGCCGAAGTACCATCAAAGAAAAATATTTGTTTGCCCACATCATCATACCATAGATCGCCTATGGCCAATGTTGAAGGCTGAGCACTGGATATTGTTGCAGAACTGACTGGTACAAAACTAATACCGTTATACACTTTCAATTTTGATTGACTAGAGTCGAACCATATTTGGCCTCTTAGAGGATGATCCGGTTGTGTTGACTCAGCAAAGTTTTCTAATATCTTAACTAGATTTTCATTAAATATTTCTCCGAAACCACTGTAGTTTTTACCAATTAAGGTAATATCTGTTGATCGATCATCAATTTGACCGTCAGCAACAGTAGCAACTATGGTTCCGTCTGTTTTGTTAATCTGATATGCCATGTTATTTTACCTGTTAGAATGCCGGTGGTCCGGATCTGATTATAAAGTTCATTGATAGAAACGGATTCATTAATCCCACAGCAGTTCCAAGAGTAACACCTACTGGTTTTTTGACATTGCCACTATCTTTAAGGTACTGTGCTTGCCCTGGGGCTGTTGGTCCTAGACCAGAAGTGGCCAATGGATCAAGTGTTGTACTCACTGCTACCGCAGCATAGTCCTGAGTAGCTGTTGACAAAGTATGACTGTGTTCTGGCAAGTTGGCCAAGGTCAGTGCCACTGAGCTAAGGCCCGCTGCACCGCCCAGGATCGTGGCCTGCACGTCTGGAACACGGCCTGCAGTACCACCACCGGCGTCTATATAAGGACCTGCAGATGTTGGTACAGTTCCTGCATTATCCATGTTATCTTTGCCTAGAGCAAATCTACCCCTAAGGTCAGGCAATCTAAATGTATTCACACCCACTAATGCTGCGGATCCATTAAATGTAACTCCAATAATGTCAAATAAATCACCAAATTTTGATCTTTCAATTTCTGATCCATCACATAACAAATATCCATCAGGAGTAGTTCCACCCGCATAAGGTAATATTGCACCAATTGGCACAGCTAAATCGCCCATGAAAACTTCTCTAGTCTGTTTCAACAATCCCGAACTAGCCAAAGTACTTTCACTTGGTCTATATGTTAATACAAAATCTCCCTTTTTACCTCGGTTAGGTGCCGGTTCACTTTTACCTGCTATGATGTTTGCGGTAAGAGTAGCATTGAAGATTTTAGTAGCTGCGCCTACCTGACCGTCAAACGGCACAGCAGGTGACACAACATCGCCTGCTAGTTGAAAACTAGTCACTGTGCTCAGGGCAGTGGCAGTGTTAGCATTACCACTGATATTTCCTTCTAGTACACCCTGTATGGTATCTGCTATGATTGTTTTAGCACGTATATTGTTGAATCTTTTTAGACCTGTGCCTAAATCATAGGTGTTGGTGAGACTTGGTTGTATGGTATTAGTTTGTAGGGTTCCAGTAACATCTATGCCATCTCCTACAATTAAGTTTTTAGTAATTGCTGCTCCGCCCAGTGTTCTTATACTACCATTATTCAAATTACTACTAGCTGTGGTGTTGTTAGATACTAGTGTTCCTGTGAGTTTAAAATTACCAATAACATCTAGAGATTCGGTTGGGTTTTCTTGATTTATTCCTACAAGATTATCTATTACTCTAAGTATTGTTGCAGGAATTCCGTTTCTGTTAGTCTGTAAATCAAGAGAACTACCTGCTGCAGAATTGTATATGCTGTTAGATGATTCAGTCGATAACAACTTGAATGTTTCGTCAACTCCGATAGAAAGACCGTTGTTGTTTTTTATTTTTATTTCATAATCAGTGGTGTTAATAGTGTCTGATCTGAGAAATGTTCCTGCAGCTTTTTCTACTCCACCTACTAATAGTGCTTGAGCATTTTTAGCCGTACCGTTAAGCAGAGGTAAAAACCCTCCTACAAAATTGGCTATTTCAGTGGAATCGGCCGGAGCACTGATGTTTATTCCCGATTTTACCGTGACAAATCCAGTGATTAAAGTTTTAGGAGTAAAGCTGTCCTTGCTTATAACGATCACAGGAATATCGGCAATATAAAATACCAATATAAATCTATCTACGTTGTCGGAATCAGATATTTTTTCTATTACGGGTCCGTATCTTAAACCGCCTACTGAACTTTCAGTAGGGCCAACTAAAATCCATCGTGTGCCAGTAAAAATGCGCAGTTGTTGGTTTGTGGTATCTACCCAAAGTTCGCCAACTTTACTAGTCTCAACCGCAGGTTGGCTAACACCTTTCTGTATGCCTGAGGCTGCTTTCCATGCTGTGTTATCCCATATTTTCAGAGTCTGTGTGCCGCCAGTGCTGTCATACCATAACTGTCCTTCTACTGGATTTACCGGTTGGTTAGTAGATGCAAAATTTTCCAGCAGTGATAAAAAGTTTTCCGCTATGATCTGTCCGTAGCCGGTGACGTTTCGACCAGGAAAGACTAGGCTGGTGTCTGTGCTAGAAGTATTATCAAATACTGTGATAGGACTTTTGTTTTGGTTATCTGTAAAATTAACTATATATGGCATGATTAGACCTCAGCAAAGCCAGTTAAACTCTGCACACGTATGGTGTAGTCTATCTGCAGTAATCTATTCAAACTTTTTTGTACTGGATGAAATATAACATGAGTCAGTAACTTTCCGTCTGATGTATTTGGGCCGAGACCTTTTAATCCCAATTCATCGAACACAAATTCACCATTCATATCCACGCTGTTGTCAAAGGCTTCTTGATCTAAAGGCTCGCCGTAATCTAATAAACAACTGATCAAAATATCACTGTAGGTTGCACCGCTGATATGTCTAATTTCCATCTTGTTTCTAATCGGATCTTGATTTTCAATGGCGTTTTGATCCACTACTTTTTGATAGGTTTGATTGTATAGGCTAGAATTTACTCCCACTGTATTCGGAGTAAGATATGTGATAAGCCCGGTGGGGTCCACTGTGGTCCCACCTGTACCAAAAATCATTTGGTACACTGTTCCGTAGCCTTGATTGCTTAAACTGTTGACCATGGCCACACTCATATTTTCATAATGAATAGCATTGCGTTTGTCCACAAAGACTTCTTGGGTGTTGGGATCATGGATTTTTATATGTCCTTCAAAATGAAACCCGCCTGTTTCGTTAGGGCGAGCTTGGGGACTAACTGTTTGTTGATCTTGATTGTTTGGCATTTTGATCTCTTTTTGTTCCATCATGTATTTATTCAGGTATAGCTGTGGTCTTTTCCACAATGAATCTAGCTATGGCTGTATCAGAATCTATCAAACTTACGCCATCTGTAGCCGTTGTTTCACCTCTAGCATGCCAAGTTTTACCTTGTCTTCGTAACACTGTGATTCGAGTACCTGCTGGTAGAACAGTGGTAAGTCGTATCTGTGCTGTTGCACCGTCTACGCTGAACTCGGCTTCTTGTGTCTGATCTGCTGCTGGACTAGCAGCACCATTGGCTTCTACATAAACGGCTTGAGGATCTTTTTTTAGTCTACGGCCTGCGGCAAACACTTCTATTTGATCGCAAGGACCATAGATTGCTGGTATAGAACTTCTGTACCATGTTCCGCTTCTAGTACCCTTTTGAGGCACAAAATCTAGCGGTCCAATTAACAATGTGCTACCGTCGCTGGTAAAGTCAGTTCTCTGCTGAACTTCGTTATACGGGATCACTTCACTGTATCCTACATCAACAACTGCTGTGTCCTGCGCATATGTATTTGCTATAGCCGTTCCTTGAGCACCTCTACGTAGTTGGCTCAATATGTTGCCTACCTTTGACATGTATTCAATGCGTTCACCTTGAATGAACACAACACCTGGTAAATTTCTATTGGCTATTGGCTGAGACAATTCAGTAGCATCAGTAACTTCTATTGTTGTATCGTAGTAGTTTAACACCTTGGTTAATTTACATTCATCTTTTGAAAATCTATTGTAATGAAACACATTCAACATGTCTTTGTGAATTTCATAAGCCGACGGTAATTTAAAGATTTCATTGGAAAAGTTTACAATTTTTATAGTATCTGCAGGGGTTGAAACCGCTGTGACGTATACCACCGCTCTAGGCAAACTCACATAATAGTCCTTATCTTGTCTTAAGCGAAGTCCGTTCTTATATACCCACACATAGCTTACTGAGATCGGAGATCTTGATAATTTATACTGTACTTGACCCCCACTGCTTTCATCTTGGATAATATCCATAGATGGATACTCGCCAAACCAGGTGACATTAACTGCAGGGTATGTCGAATCAGATACTGTAGAATCTCCAGGAAATCCAAAGTCAAATGCAGAGTCGATAGTAATAGTGTTATCTTGTATAGAATATTCTGCCCTGAGATCATTTTCAATCTTAATAGCATCGCCGATGAATAATTTAGATGCGTTAACAGTTAGCACTTTAGCAGGTCCATCTAGAGTGTAGTCTACAATAAATGTTCTAGGTATATTGTTTATAAAAACTTTTAGATTTGATGGCAGTATGCTGCCGCCGGGTTCGAGTGGGTCTAAACCTAGCGAGAATACATTATTGGTACCGTCATAGACAGCATATACTGTATCGGGCCCTTTCAACAATCGACCGGCGCCTTCGACTATCATTGAGCTTAGAGTCGACCCCCTAGTTAATTCACTAAAGCCGGTAATCTCAAAACTTCTTGTGCTTCCTTCAAAGTAGAAGGTCTGAGTATTAACTTGTACCAAAGACAATCCCGAACTATCAATATCAGCTGTTGCTTCCAAACATACTATTTTAACTATGTCTCCCACTTGTGGAGTGATTCCAAAATCTACCAAAGTTTTGCCCACAGCATCGACTACATCTGTGCTGTTACGGAATCCCACATCAACCTGGGTGCCATTAACACTAACAAATACACTGCTGGTATTGTCATAATTGGCATTGGTCAAAAATAATCCAGTAGCGCCATCTGCGGTATAACTTTGATAATCTAAAATACCAACACCACCGATTCCAATACTGAATATTTCTACAAATTCGTCTGCTAACGGAGCCGCCAAGAAGTTTACAGTATTTGTTTCAAGATCGATAGTGTAGTGTGTGTTAATAGTTCTTGGTGTATTAGACACATACACAAACACTGACTGCGTTTCTAATACTGTTTGTCCTATGGCAAATTCTGTATCTGTACCGTTAGCCGTTTTTACATTGGATTGTAGTGTTGCAGCACCAGAGATTGCATTGTTGTATACCTTGATTGAAACACTTTCTATCACCTGCCCCGGAACATTTTCTTCAGGTGCTGGCACTACTGTAGGATCTATGAATTTACCACCAGTGATAGTTATTTCTTCTGCTGTGGTACCATTAGCTGTGGCGTAGGCGCCGCTGATCGACGACAGCGATCCTCCACTGAGTTTGGTATCTAGAATATTGTCATCTGTTATAACAACAGATCCATCGCTTTCTATAGGACGGAATATAAGAATATCACCGTCTATGGTACTTAGATAACCACCAATGGTCACTACTGCATTCACGCCATCACCGACAAATGTTGGCATTTCTGCTGTTGGATTTGTGCCTGTGCTAGAATCCTGCACCGGTGAATAATTTTCATCATCAACACGTACAGTGATGTTAGTATTCTTTCGTTTGACATAGATATTGATTTGTTGGCCAGCAGCTGGTATATATGGTAGTGTTACTGTGCCAGTACTGCCATCGGCAACATGATAATAATCCGAACTAGACTCCACTGAATCCCAATTGTCTGTGAACCAAGGTAGAGCATCCCAACCACCAGTAACATCGAATGTGGTTCCTTGGATTCTAACTCCACCAAAGTCAATACCTGTCATCAACTGATTTAGTTCTTTTCCTATCATGCCTGCTTTGGGTGTGTAGGATTGGTTGATTCTATTCACAGCATCGAATAACAAAATGTTCTTGTCATAGGTCACTATTATTTCATCATCTTTAGACGGCGCTGTGTTAAACACCAGTTTTCCACGCAATAAAGAATAACTATCAGTGGCTTGATAATATAGATTGATTGAGTATTCGCTGGCTAACACCACTTGTGTTTTTTTAGTTACAAATGATTTTTGTGTTACTCTAATTTTAGCTTTGTCGTTAGTTGGTGAGTAATTCAGCAAGAACACAGCACTACTGCCTGTGGCTGTAAATGTCTGCGTCTGTGAAAATGTGTTGTAAATTCCGCTTGTAGAAATTCTATCAAATTTTACTGAGACATCAAATGTTCGAACTTGAGCATCACCTATAACCGATACTGCTTTAGCCTGGATAGAGGTAGGAGAGTTTCCGCCCACCAATGTAATCGTTGGTGCCGCGGTGTACCCTGAGCCTGCAGTTAGTACCTGTATGCTTGAAACTTTGCCGTTGGAAATAAATGCTTTAGCAGTGGCACCGGTACCTGTTCCGCTGATCAATACCTTGGGAGGAGTGATATAGTCTGAGCCCTGTTGATACACTTCTATAGCAGTTACCGTGTAGGCGTTGTTATCTGCCCACCATTTCCATGGATACTGCGATATTTCTGCAGATAACGCATTAACAGGATTGGCTCGGCCATCAAAGATTGAATATGACGGTGGCAAATCAAAATCAGCTATTGCCGATGAATATGTTTCTGGGGTATCATAACGACTTACATATTCTCTAACCGTGGTTCTAAATGGTTTAACTTCGTTGATGTATTCTTGATAACTCTGTAAATTGTCGTTTTTATAATTAACTTTCTGTTCGAATGCCCCAATGTTATGTGTGGCATTTAGGAAACTGGTTTTGAACACCCAATCTACATATTGCTGTTCGCTGAACACATGTCGTATTGAAGCAAAAAATAACTTGTTCCATTCCACTGCATAGTCACCAACAAACACTTGTTGTTTGATCGCTGTGAAAATATTTCTTAATTCTCTAGAATTTTCAATGTCATATGTTGTGGTGTCGAATGCTTGTGTGTTGTCAAATCCAACCCCAATTATACCTGTATTATATAATGATGAATTTATTTCGATGGTGCCAAGTTGTCTGCTGACTAATAGATACCTGTCTAGGAACAACTCAGCAGTGTCTGAGATTTTTTCGAATATGGCCCAACCACCGGCAGCATATTCTTTGACTTTTATGATGTCACCGATGGCAATTTGAGCATCAACTACGTCGTAGATACTGTTTAATTCTTTAATTATTCGAAGACTGCTGTTATATCCTGTGCGGACCCAATCTATTTTGCTCCAATATTTGGTCGTATCAAAGGATTGAGATTTGCTACGGAAATATACTTTTCGTAAATCATCCCAAGAATATATGCTCCAAAAATCGTTTAGGGTAGCATCATTGTTAACTAACACAGAAAAATATCTTACCTGAACAGTTATGCTACTATATTTTTTACCTCGATTAGTTACTACCACAATAATTACACGACCTTGGCCGTCTATATGACACACTGCGGTAGCGTTAATTCCGTCTCCGGATATAGCGATCGGCGGGCCAATATAAATTCCACTCTGTTCTTGATCAAATAATTCTTTGGGTTTGTATCCGTAGCCAGGATCCACAATATCTATGGTATCTAATTCGCCATTGATTAGATTGCCTCGTAGAACAGCACGACGAGTATTAGTGGTCCCCACTGTCTGAAGGTCAACATCGGTGTCTATTGCCACATCATAAAGATTTAATGCAGAACTAGGCACAGTATCCACACTGCTGAGATTGGTAAAATCTATGGTCTCTGCAAACGTTTCTTTTTGTAAAATATTGTTGATGTATTCTATAACAATTTTCAGTGCTAAAATTCTATCAACAAACATGGTTTGCCGGGGTCGATATTCAATTCCGTATTTTTGTTTGGCTGACAATGATATATCCGGAATTTTGTTGCCGGCGATATCCGAACCTACGAGACTGTCGATCCATTTGTTTTCTAGTTTAGCAGAAGGCAAACTATCAGCCACACCTTCTGTGAGCAATTGATATTCGTTGTGTACAGGAATCTGTGATTCTAAATTTTTTCTAATTTGTAGATTTATCAGTGCAGTGTCAGACTGCATAATTGATTTAAAATTATAACTTAAAAATTTGTCTGATTGCAAAAATGCCACAAATGCAATGCCAGTACCTGCGGGGTTAGAAATTAAATTTGCCACTTCGGCTGCTGATCGTTTGCGACCCACCATGTTAGCCGGAGTCACAGCCTTGCTTCTAACCCAGTAATAGTACAATGTTTCTGAAACTTGACCAGTAGTAGAACTAAAGAAAAATTTCACACTGTAAACATCATTGTTAGGATACAAAGGCTGTCCGCTGATGCCTTGAGTTAGACCTGCATTGGTGTCTGCCAAAGCTGCCCATTCATTAGGTAATAGCACTGTTTCTACCCATTCATAAACATCAATGCTGGCGCCTTGAACGGTTTGATTCCAATTTCCTATTCTATAGGCAGAATCTTTTTGTTCTGCATATTGAAACTTAGCGGTGCTGATATTCCACCATAATTTGCCTACATTTTTTTCCAACCAGTTAATAGTAGTATCTACTACCACTGATGTTGTACCCACAGTGTATACTGCAGGGTCATAGGGAGTTTTATATTTTATTTCCTGTTCGGCTATGTTTAAAATTTTTCCTCTAGCAGCATCAATGTAATCTACATCTTGTATTTTTACATTTTTGACATTGTCATAGAGTTCAATTTTCTTTATTTTTCTTAGATCAACCAATGGCTGTTGGTTGGTCAACGTGGTCCAACTTGCGCCGGTGGTGTTGGAAGTAAACAGTCGAGAAATTCCTTGATAGGTATTAGTCACTGAATTTCTATAGTAAGGAGACCCGACCAGCAACTTTGTGCCCACGCAATCTACACTGTGACCAAATGATTCATCTGTTTGTAAATCGCTGTCAAGTTTTTCTGTGAGGAAAAATATTTGATCCTTTTTATCAAACACATAGACTCCACCAGTAAATCCTTGTTCTACATAAAAGCGTGTTCTGCTATTGTCGAATGTAGTACCTTCTAGTAGATCAAAGTTGATAGGAAATGGCGTTTTGGTATTTCTAGCACCTACAGCTATTTTCGCACTATCAGGACTCACTGATACAGCAAAGCCAAAATATTCGTTGGCATATATTTCATAGCTCTGTAAACGTTGTTTCACACGATATTCAGTAACTGGTTGATCTAGTTCCAACACAAATACAGCACCTTGATCTTGATAGTTTACATCTGATCTAGGGCAAGAAACAGCTAAGGTTGTTCCGTTGGAATCCATGTCCATACTAAAACCAAATTGATCTCCTGTGCTAATAACTAACCCAGAATCAATATCGGTAAACGATGACAACGAGCCGGCGTTGATCATCTGGGTTAGTTCATAAGAATCATATTGAGTTTTCTTGTAAACAAAAATCTTACCGCTGGAAGTGGAGGTACTATCTCCAACTTGTTGCCAACTTGCACTGTCTGAGGGATCCTCGTTGTAGCTTCGATATGTACTATCTGGGCCTAAGAATAAATCACCTAACTGATAGTACTGATATGACTCGCTAGGTGATCCTCGATATCTAACTGTTTCGCCTTCAACATATTCTACATCGGCACGCCACAGTCCTCTATAATTAGCAAAGTAGGCACCGTCACTGTCGGGTGCTCCTATGACCAATATGCTGCCATCACTGCTCATAGTCATAGAAAAACCAAATTGATCTCCCTGCTTGACTAATTCTGCTTTTTGTGTGTCTGTTAACAGTCCTGTGGTAGTAAATTCTAAGGTAGAACCATCATCTTCTACAGAGATATTTGTGGGCAACGAACAGTGTGTAGAAATCTCACTGACTTTTAGCCAATTCTGAGAATCTAGAGTTATAGTGCTGCCGTCTGATGTTGAACCATCTAGACTCTGCCAGAGGTTGCCACGAACAGCTTCGCCCACAGGATCTTGAGCAGCTTGCCATACTATTTCACCTTGCTTGTATGAATCAAACAGATTGTAGATACCCTTGTACAAAGGGTTTTCCATGTGTGTCCATTCAGCTCCGGTGTACTTGATAAGATATACTCTGCCTGTGTTGTTGTAAGAGCCTATGGCAGATACTGCTAGATAATATTCGGTTCCGTTTACTCCAACCGTGATTTCTGATCCAAATTTTTCGTTGTCTGTGGGTCGAGGACTCACAAACGCTGTGGTGTTGATATATCTGCCGCTGATAAATTCATATACAGCAACCATACCTTGTTGATAATAGCCGGGATTACGTGCTGATGTTTCAGCAGGGATAACTGTGGTATGTTGTACCCAATCATCTGAATTTATAGCTACCTGTGTACTACCATCACCTAGACCAACAAAATTTCCATTGGCATTTAATGCTCTATAAAGTCTACCACCATACAGCACGATATCATTTTGTTCATAGGCCACTTCGGTTTGCCACTCGCCCATGTATCTGTTCACTACGCCGCTGGCGGTAGGCGCACCGATTACTAGATATTTGCCGTCTGGACTTACTGCCATTTTTTCGCCGAACGATCCTAGAGCAATGTCATAGAATCCAATAGGTGGTGCTATGATCTGTTTTAACGAAAGTCCTGTATCTGTTTCCACATACACATTTACAAATCCTGCGCCAGGCATGCTGCTGATCACGTGTTTGTTGACATTGTCGTAAATAACCTTAGCACCAGTGAGCAGTGGTGCTGAGGTACCAAAATCTACTATAGGTTTCGCAGTATATAATTTATTTTTCTGTACTACTTCCCATTGATCGCTGCCGTTGTTGTCTACAAATACCAATGATTTGTTTTTCAACAATGCTACTGGCTGTTGATCGACAGCTGCATAGTCGGCAAATCTTGCAGTAGTCAATAATTGAATATTAACTGTTGTGCTGGAATCTAGCTCGGGATCACTGATGTCTGCGTTGACCACAACTGTTATAGTGGTATTAGTTACTGCGCTGACTTTAAAAAATCCACTAAGGTTGACAATCTCACGGAACCCTACATAACTATCAACTACTATCGAATGCGGTCTATTCAGTGTCAGAGTAACAACCGTGTCGTCTATACGCAGTGCTTCGGTGACATATAGCAGTGGAGATTCGTTAACTCGAAGTATCTGCCATGAGTCTTGATCGAATGTTACCCAGATGTGATCATTTTCGTCAACTGTGGTTATATCCAATGTGGTTAATTGATCTATTGTGCCGATCACATGTTGATACTGCCCCGAACTAACGTAGCCAGCAGTTAATTCTGGTTCTAGATCTACTGTAGTAGGTAAAATATCCGTAGTGTAAGGAATTGCAGAAATTGTAAAATCACTGGCAGTAAACCTGTAATATTGATCCAATGCATTATGCGATTCGCTGCTGGTAACCAAATGCGGCTGTGGATTCAATTTAAATCTATTCTTTTCTAGTTGAATTTCAATTTCTGAAAATTGATCAACACCGCCAACCTGACCTAGTCTAAAGGCCCATTCTTCATTGAGTATAACACTGTCTGAACCCGATCTGCTGAGCTTGTTAAAAATTTTGTTTATGCTGTTGGCAGTGCCTTTCTCTCTAATAAATCCTTGGTACAATTGATATTGGCTCACAGAATCATCTGCAAGATTTTGTAGATAGTCTCGTTGTTGATAACCAATGGCGTGTCTAGCTAATTCTCGTTGACTTTGATCTAGTCCCTGAGAGGAAGTTTCAAAATAATCGCTGAATTCTTTTATCTTATAATCAAAATTTGACACTAGCTGTTTGACTGGTTTTGAATCTAGTTTTGTCCAGTTGGCATCATTGAATTCTTCTGTGCCTAGTTGATTTACAAGGCTAGTCCAATCATACGATTTGTAAGATACGATATCTCCTAGTCTATAATCGTTGAAAGGTTTCCAGATCTGTATATCCACATTATCAAATATAAATCCGGGACTGGTGTAGTCGCCGTCCCAGTCCACTGTACGGAAGGCCTGCATTTTAATACGGCCCTGACGATATCCAGTAGGCTTGTCATAGATAATATCATTGAATACTGTGCGATCATCAAATACAGTGACGTGTTCTTTTATTACATAATGCAGTCTTGCATAGTAGATACCGTCGGTAGTGTTTGTGGTTTCTATCTTGAGATTTTGAAAACTTCTGTTAACATTTATAAATCTCGGAGCCAACGGCGTTCCGTCTCCCTTGAGGATCTGGTAGTCATAGAATCCGTCTAATAAATTGTCTGGTGTTCCTATCGGCACTGAAATCTCTAATTTTTGTGCAGATGGGCTTAGGGCAATAATAGCTCCTGGTTCCCAATTGTGTTTGGTCCAGAACATGAACTCTTTGGCAGCACTGAGCCAATCTTGGCTGGTGGCATTTTGAGGGTCATAATTATCAAAGATGATGCCCTGTGTTTTCAAATAACTTTCATACCCCAATAACAGATCCACTACTTCCTGTATAGAGGTCAACAGTGTTCCATAGCTAATCTGTCTCACCGACAATGTGTTAAACACACGTCTACGTTGAGCTTCTATTGCGCCTACTTTCGGCACATCACCCAGTTTTTTCCATTGACTACGATCAAAATCTCCGCCGCTTCGATGTGTTTTTACTGCTCGATAAAAATTACTTTGATATCTTACTAGTGTGCCGTTGTTGTAGTTTTTGTCTTCTATCCAGTCTGTGAATGATTCACTAACACCACCTACGGAGATTACGGGATCTTTGCTGCTGGCCTGAGCTAAATGATAATTGAAGTAAGGATGAATGTCATCGTAGCCTGCTACTATCCATCCGCCTGCAGTCTTTTCCAGTCTCACACCACTGTAGCTTACTGTGGTTACCGGGCTGCTGACATTGAATATAATGTCGTAATTTTCTGCAGGGATAAAAATTCCAGATGTAGTAGCTGAGGGATTTTTAGAATCTAATAGATATTTCTGCTGTTGTTGATCAACGAACCCACTCATCCTAAAACTAAGAGCTACATCTAATTTTTCTATTTTAGTCTGTAGACCGTCCGAAGACAATCCTTGAGATTTTGTATAGCTGGTTAGATACTTTACCAATCCTAACGCTGTAGAATTTGTCACGTAAGGTGCAATGTCTGCAATGGTCACAAATAAATTTGTGGTGAAATTTACATATTGATCTAACTTGTTTTTTATGATTCTTGATCTATCAAAATTGTCAGGTATATATTCGAATGGTTTCATCAAGCACATAGCGGTGACTATTGCGAAAGGCCATTCAGAACTAGATCTCCAGGCGTACTCCGCCGGACTCACGTCCCCTAGTACAAAAGGACCACGATTGTTGATCAACGAAAAATCCTGTGCTAGATTAGAGTCTAACGGGCTTAACAGTTTGCCGTCTCCATCTACCGGTACATGTCGAATAAGCCCCGGACGTTTGTATCTATCGTGTCTTCCAGCTCGAACACCTTGTCGAATAACACCGGCTTCGAGGTCTTCCCAAAGAATTAAGTTATTGCTGGTATAAGGTGCAGCACCGTATTCTTCTTGCCACCAAGATGGTTGCTGGCTAAATCCCAACATCTCCCAAGGACAGCGATGCGGGCGATCGGTGTCATAGAAATGTTGATATACCCCGCGCCACCAGCCAGGGATGTTTTTGGTCTTGGTAGGGTCTGACATATTTGAATAGGTGTAAGTGAATGAATTCTCACTGTCAAAGTATTCATTCAAGGTATAGTTGATGTTGGTATTTTGAATCCACTTGAGAAAATCCTGCACTACAATACCATCTAACTGAGGCTTAGAATATTCGCCTACACCGTAGTATCCGGCCAATATTTGATCTATGTCAAAAACTGCAGGATCGTATTCCTGCTTGATATTATTATAGATGCGTAATTCAAGTTCCATCAACAGATCATCTCTAAAATCATTATAGGCTGATGTGATACTACCATCGTGTCCTTGTATCACATATCTAGGTTCTTGATAGGTGTCATCAAGAAATTTCATCGGAGTATATTTTTTGTACAATCCCATGGTTGTAGGGGTTGGAGGAATATGATTGGTTGCTGTGCTGAGATATTCTCTTATCTCAATAGCATCGCCTACCGATATTGACTTTAAGATTTTCACAAAACTAAATGTAGAATCAAATTCATAGTCTTGAGCGTTTATCAATTGCACACCGTTTTTATAAACATAAACAGCCTGAGTACTAGGTGTTTTTAAATCAAATGGTTGTGTTAGAGAAAACACTGTGATTCCCGGATCTTCAACTATTGTTGCTAATGCAGTATAAGCACCGGCTCCTATCATGTCTGAATCAGCAAATGCATTTTTTGATGTTTTTACTGCGGTAAGACTATTAATGATATCATCAACAAAATTAACTACGTCATCATTAAAGTCAATTTCAACTGCCCGTTGTAGGAAATTGTTTTTAAAATCTGTATATTCTTTTTTAGCATATTGAATAGATTTTATAATATTATGAGATTTGTCACACAAGGTCATCACAGCCAATGGTGTGTTACCACTATGTTTTAAAAATCTTTTGGCAAACAGTCTGTAATCTTCAAGATCTCTTAGATTACTAACTCCTGGCAATGTTCCTGTAAATTCTGTGTCCCATTCTACTGCGCTGGCAATATGATCAACAGCCTGACCAAGAGTAAACGAGGCAATAGGTGTGTTAAAAGGATTTTTTTCTAGGCCGACTGGTATTTCATAGAAACCTTGGTCAGGTTCAATATCTGTGATAAGTTTTATTACTACAACATCTTTCACTGCAAATGTTTTATTAAACACAAAGGTGCCACGATTTCTAGTCCATGTACCGGTATATTTTACGCCGTTAACATAGAAATTTATTTCGGGGTCAACAGTTAGGCTTTCCCATTGTACTGTGAAAAACACCAAAGTGTTCGTGGCTGTTTCTACTATTTGATTATCTATTATAGGTTGTAGATATTTAGAATCTAGTTGTTGCCATCCATTGGCATATCTATTAGATCCAAATCTATAAAAACCTGTAGATATTTTTTTCTGCACAGGAGATCGGTCAATGGTATAGCGAAATATTTCAGTGTCCCAATTCCAATTAAATTCTATGTCTCCGATATTATCTATGTTGAGATAACTGATCTTGAATCCTAGTTCTTTATCGATTCTAGCAGTACCTGGCTTATAGCTTAATATACTCGACCCAGTGAATTCTGTATCTGCATATGTGGTGTTGTCACCGAAACTGATTTCATTGGAATCATAGACATCAAACATAGGAGCTTGATTAACTGTAGTCTTGGGTTGGCTAGATACCCAATTAGTTCCGTTGTAATGGAACATTAGCCCTTTGTTTACTGCGCCGCGTCTTACAGTAACACATTGCCCTAGTATCGATTCAGTATCATCACTTTCATTAAGGTGTATTTGAACAACGCCGTTATGGGTGATAAATTCCACTGTGTAAATTTTATTATTGACTAGGTTGTCGGTGTCTGCTACTACTAGTATTCTTGCACCTTCGAATATAAATTCACCGTCTATGTTATATCCCTTGGCGCCTTCGATAATAGAAAACACATCAGTGGTTGCAGTGTCTATGTAATCCACAGTCTGTTTGGCTGTAGACCCGTGATTGAATAATTGTAGGCCTGCACGAAATTCTATAATTGGTCGTTTGGCTCTAGCAGCTTCGTTGGCTGGAAAATCCTGACCTCTTAATTGATATGCTTTTTCTAAGACAGATCTGTGGAACCAACGATTGTATCTACTCCAGGGATTGTTATCAACACTATCTCTAGCAATAGTAACATAGTCTTTAAATGCAGCATACTCCGTGGCATCGTCAAAAGGCTGCGTATCAAAGCCTTCGTTATCAAACAACACCTCAGGAACTTCTGTGCTAAGTACTGGCACCACAAGATCACTAAATCTAGTCAAGGTTATAGCTGCGCCTACTCCTTCTACTAACCATGTATCTGTTGCATAGATAGTAGGTAATATGTTACCTGAGAATTCAACAACCATACCGTTGCTGAATTCTATACCGTTGCCGCTGGTATATGTGGTTTTGCCGATGATCTCTATGTCTACATTAACAAATGTATTTTCCTCTATGTCTGCAATAATAAATCTGCCAAATGCATCCGGAGTTATTTTACTTTGATAATACAATGTGTCAGGAGCATCGTATGGTACCACAAATGTCAAGGTACCATTTTCAACGCCGTTGTTGGTGATTCCGTTGTCGTAGTCCAATGCAGAGCCTGCACCGGCGGGTTCTATATATTGCCAATCCTCACTGTCTATAGTAATTGAGCTAGTATCAAAACTAGTTATATCTCTAATAGCTCGCCATAGTTTTGAATCATAAACCACAAGACTACCCTGTGCATAGCTTCTGCTAGGTTGAAACAATAAACTACCCGTGTCAAAATTAGTGCGTATTGCAAAGCCTTCGGCAGGAGCATTGACTTTGAACTTGTAGGTCTGTCCTCGATAAAGAGTCAGCGTGGGATTATTAGTGTATGCATCAGGGGTGAATACAAATGAATTCTTAGTCGTACCTAATACCACCTTATAGGTGCTGTTGATGGCTGCACTCTGCCCTGTTATATTAATACTGCGTGGACCCAGTGGCTCCCAGTAATATTCTCGATAATTGATAAACTTGTCCCAGTCGATGGGGGGATCCCAAGTGTAGTGTGTTTGACTGGTTACTTTGTCGTCTCTTTCAATGGCGTTTCCAAAAAATTTCAATTGATTTTTAACATCAATATAGTCGTAGAAATTTTCTATTTTATCGTGATTTTTAAATATCACTCCAGACTCAAGTTGATAGCTGCTACGCAAGGTGCCATCTGTATCAACATATACATCTTTACCGTTATAGGTTTTGTCATATCTACGACCGATGTACCCCACAACTTTGTCTAGCACACCCGGCTGTATTAAGGGATCAACTACCGCAGATAAAAATTTATCATTGGCAGGAGTTTGGAAAATTACTGGTAGCAGTTCTACTGATCTGCGTATAGGTAGTTGACTGTTAGGAAATTTATCGGCCATATTAATAAGTTGTTGATACTATAGAGTTGGTACTAGCACCTATTTCGGATGCGGTAATAGCAGAGACGATTTCTATATCATCTACTGTGGCTGCGCTGATCAGTATTTCATCTGATCTACTTTGTATTTCAAAAAGACTACCAAATGATTGATTAGATTGTTTCGGTACTATCACAATGTTAGCAAGATCCGGAGACACTGTGTTTAAAATATATGTAGTTAGTTCGCCCATGTAAAATCGATCGCCGAAGTCCCAATTATTAATATCAAAGAAAGTATTGATAGCAGTGATTACTCTGACTTTAAGATCGTTGTCATTGATCGAACGATTTTGATTCTTAACAATCTTAAACACTGCCTGTAGTTTAGGATCTGCTTTAGATCCAAACAGCACTTTGTATTTCACAGGATGATATATAATATCATCGCTGATAGACTTGATTGACGACAATGCTGTGCCAAATGTTGTTCTCAATGCGTCGCTGGTAGGTGCCACTGGTTCGATATCAGTGCCACCTGCGAGATATATTCTGTAACTTTCATCATAGCTTCTAATTAGCAAGTATATGTCAATGATGTTGCTGGTAGAAGGATCGATCCGTCTATCCACGCTGGCGTTATGAGTATATTGAAATTTGAGATTTCTTCTGCCAACAACTGCTGTATATTCGTTGGCTATGTCCAAGGTGTTGGTAGTTCGATTTACTCGTTTGATAATATTTTCAGCAGAGTCATAGAAATATATCAACTGTTGATCAGGGTATGTCACAGTATCATTGAAAGTTATTCCAGCTTCTTTTTGTCTAACTAAGATTAAATCATTCGAGTTGTCTATGAGTGTTTTAATTGCTGTTCCGTAGACATCATTTGAAGCTAGAAAAAATAAGAAATTTAAATCTTGATCTAGGCCTACAATATTTTCAAATGATTCAGGATTGTCAACAACTCCGTCGTCGTCAGCATCTCTAAAACTTAATTTAATTTCGTTGGTGCTTTCGTAGCCGTCATCAAACTTTATTGTGTCACTGATTTCAAACGGAACATCCTGTTTAAGCTCTGTGATAAAATCCTTGCCGGTGTTGATTCCCAACACTGAGATCTGGTCTTTGACCACTGCCCCTACTTGATCATTATACTGTTTTTCATTGCTATCAAAATAAAATCTATTCTGTTGTACGCTACCAAAGATATATGACTGCTTTCTAATCCTTACTATGTAACTGTCGGGTTGTTTGATTAAGACTACCACCCACGAACTATCTATATTAGTATTGGTGGTATCTCCAGCTTTGCCTAAAGTAAAATCATTGGTTAGATTTAAATTGCTGGCAGTGATCAACTTCCATTGAGATTCGGTAATCTCGTATCTCAATCCAAAAGTTTGATTATCAAACACTTGATTAACAATTTCAGTCTCAAGTGCGACTGGCAGATCGCTGACAAATCTTGGCACTATGCGTTGAGCCACAGCGCCGGTGGGCACTAGATCGCTGAGTGTGATTGGCCCTAGCCCTTTGACATATGTTCCGTCTCCGGTGACCTTGACCATTTTTGTCCATATGTAATCTGTCTGTTCAGAATCGTTGGCGTTAGTCGCAACTAATTTTCCTTTTTTAAATTTAAATCCGGTAGGTGGAATAAATTTCACTGCTGCGTTAACTAATACATATTTCAAGTTGCTGGTAGAGTAGCTGCCAACTTTGAGTTGGGCGTTATCTACCACATTTTTAAAATATCCTGTGCTGGTAGCTGTGGTCACAGACTGCCATACTGTGTTGACATCTGTGAATAATATTTTATCAAACTTTGTAAAATAAAAATTATAAACTTCATCTTCTGTAAACACCGGTTCTACACTGCGTCTGATAAAATTGATAATATCTATTCTGCTAGTAAATTTAAATGACAGCACAGATTCATCTTCTTGTTTGTAAAGATATCCGTCATCTCCGAATACATTGATGCTGCTGTATTTTCCAGTGGCGTCTATAACATCAAAATTTCTGCTTATACCGCTAGATGTTCTATTCACTGCTTTAATTTTTACAATGTTTTGTGAACCCAACAATGGTGCAAGGTTATAATCTTCTGCGGTGATCATTCTATTTTGAGTATAGTACACCGCTGGGGCATTAGCACGAATGTTGTCTATATCTTCAGAAGCTGCAGAATTAGCCACAGTACTCTGCAAAGCCAGTCCGATGGTCAGAGTGTGTTCAACATTATTTTTGTTTCTATACAAAACAGAAATATTGATACCTCTTAATTCGTTGGGGTATATTGTATACGACAGTCCATTGCTAGTTCTGTAAAATACTCTAAAAGATCCCTGTGGTAAATTTCCGTAGACTCCGTCTGCGAACACGAGATCTATGTTATCATCTTCTTTGGTATTAATAGCATAGATGTTGCGTATGTCCTGCGTGAGACTATTGTAGGCAATGTTGTTACCTACCAAAGACGATACCTTAGTCCACTCCTCGAGTTGTGCGCCTTGTGAGTTCAAGGAAAACAACCACACATCATCATTATTGATGTTACCTGCATCAACAGCAATTTTTTCATTGGTAGTAGGTACATCCACTGTGAAGTCTGCTAACTCCAATGTGCCTTGTTTGAACTGAACGAAGAATCCTGTGTTAGCACTGCCTGGGCCAGACCCATCATTTCTATAGATGAATCCCAATTGATTACCAGGAACTGGCGGCTCTTCGTAGATATTTTCGCTGTTTTTAAAAGCTGTGCTAACTATCTCAAAGATCATGCCTCTGCTGGCCACAGTCTTAGAGAACGAAAACAACGGTACATCTGTGCTAACTGTACGGAATCTATACTGTTCTGTAGGAATTCCTTGAATAGTAGCAGAGCCTTGGCTGCGACCAAATTCTGTGTTATCTGCCATGGCAGAATTTAACACAGTCAGAAACTGTTCTAACCAGTTGGCGTTTGTGGGGTCGTTCCAAGTTATCAGTTGTTGCGCAAGATTTTTTCCGTTACTATCTGTGATAGTATCAGTAGTGGTTATTGTTGCAAACTTTAACAGTCCGCTGGCTGCAACCGTGCGTTTGGCATTATAACTAAGCATGCGAGCAATACGCAGCACACTTTCTTTGGTCTCTGCTAGTTCAATAAAATTTTCACGGCTGGCAAGGTCTATACGGAATGCCAGGCTTTGTCCCAAGAACGCCACAGCATCTATCAGTGCCATGTATTCTGAACTTTCTATATAATCATTAAAATCTTCTGGGTAGTTTTCACGTAGATAGGTGATGATAACTCTACGCAGATTTTCAAAGTCGTAGCTGCGGAAATCAGCGTTTTTAAACGTCTGATAGATCCTAGTCCAATCTTGATTTAGTATGAGATTGTTTTGTCTGCTGGTTGTGGTCATACCAATATTTACCCTTAAAAATAAACTGCTTAGTTAATTACACTATTGTTTTTGTCAAAGTTCAAAGTCATACGTTCATTGATATTAAAAGGAATATACACCAAATCTGCCTGAATTCGCATGCCTTGATCTGTGCTGTCTATGTTGATTTCGGTGACTGCAAATCTAGGATCATAGTTAATGATAGCTTCTACATCCTTAGCTATAATTTCTTTGACATCTGGGGTAAAAGGTTCAAACAGCATGTCCCAGATCACTGTGCCAAATTCTGGATTTTCTAATTTTTCACCTTTGCGGATATAAAAATGATTGATCAAATCCTGCTTGACAAGATTGATATCGTATAGTTTGAAGTTCTTATTGGCTTCGCTAGAACTAAATCCTTTGTATGTGAATTGCCCTTGATTCTGCGTCACTATAGCAGAACGTTGTGCTGCTGATTGTTGATTGTATAGTCTTGTGGCCATGATTAAATATCCCTATCTGTTTTATCTGGGGTGAGTAACTCTGGTGCTCGATGTTCATGCAGGACCCAAGGTTCGTGCATGGGTATACGTTTCATGAAGCTTTTCACAATGCCTGCTTGATAACGCTTGTCCCATCCTGCTGCTGTGCTAGTAGCTGGATTGTCTCTGAGATCGTATGGTCTCACAAAATCAGCTGCCGCGGCAGTTTCTGCATTGTTTGGACCATTGAAATTGATTTTAGTACCGTTGAGTTTGAGCTCAGACCCGCTGCCAAGATTTATGTCTGAAGTAGAGCTGATCTTGGTTTCTGCTCCAGACGCTATATCTAAATCATTGTTAGTGGATATTTTAGTCTTGGCTCCTACTAGTATGTCTAAATTGGCACCCACTGTGAGCTTGGAATCTGCATTGACTAAGAACTCCATGTCAGTGGCTATTTCTACATGCCACTTACCTGACTCAGTCCGCATGTTAATGTTTCTTCCTGCTTCTAAGTTTATATCTCGAGCAGCACGTATGTTGAGATCCTGTTGAGTATGCACACTGATACTGTCTTCAGCATAGATATCTATTTTTCCATTGCTGGTCAATTCTATCCATGCTGTGCCTCGAGCATTGGCTATATAGATCAAATCTTCCGAATTGTGCATCAATATCTGATGTCCAGTTCTAGTTCTTACTCTAAAGTATTCACTGGCTGGAATTGTAGCTGATCCTGTATCACCTTTTCGTTGATTGGCAGCATCTAATAGATCGATGTATTTTACTGGGCCTTCAGCCGCTGATGTCGCTCGATGATATCTATCATTGCCGTCGTCCATGACCAACTGTGTGCCACCTAGTCTACTCACAGGCACCGTGGCCACACTGTCTGACTTGCCTATCTGTTGTTTTTTTGCGCTGTTTCTACGATCAAGCGGTCCTGGAGTGCTGATACCAAACACCATGCTGGGGGCTTCCCGTCTTGGTGACGAGGTTGAAAAACCCCTAACATCGTCTTCTAGAAGGCCTTGTTCGAGAAATCTATCTGCTATAGGATGCACCACTCTGGGATATTTTTCTGGATCTATTTCTTTTTTATCACCGTTGATACGTTTGTTGACTTCGGCCACAGGCAAAGGCAGTGCAGTATTGCCGTACCTTTTTTTATCTTCGGCATCAAGACTGTTTACTGTGCTACCAGCTATGGCCGGTACCATGTGATTAATGTTTACTCCGGGGACGCAAGCAAACCAATAGCCTGCTGCTGGGTTGCCGTCAACAAACAATACTAATACGTTGACACCGACATCCGGTGGCACAAACCACATGCCGTATGATTTTTGTGTGTCACTAAATCCGTCGATGGTAGATTTAGTTCCGTCATTTTTGCCCATAAACTCAAATGGGGTGTAACCAAAAAATGGAGAAGCATATTTTACAATAAAAGTTTGACTGTCATCACCTGCGGTGTTGGCTTGATCTTTTAAAAGATTAACTTCTATCGATCCCATAAATGATGGATCAAGATGGCTGATCACCGTGGCGATATAAATGCCAGTGGTGAGTCCGCCACTTCTGTCTGAATCGCCAACTGACGGTCTTGATAATTCTGCCATTAATTTTGTCCTAGATCTCTGTAATATCTAAATCCTACCACTCTCCGTGATTGATTAGATGTTGTTACTGTTGTACCGTTGTTAGCGGCCGCACTGTTGTTCCCTGTGTTAACATTACTAGCAATGTTAGGACTACTTTTTTCGATAGGTGATGTACTAGGTGGTTGTGTTGGTCCTATTTCAACTGCCGGTGTAGTAGCTTTTTCTATCTTAGATGGTGGATCTCCAGTAACAGTTTTGTTGACTTCAGGACCTTGTGGGCCTGGCATTCTAAGGCATGTCAATTTTTGTTTCCAATTACCATCGCTGAATGTGTTTTCACACTTGTTTACCCTATATATACCACCAAACGGACTTTCCTTGCCAGCTATTGAAAAATCATATAGGCCAGTAAGTGTGTTGACATCTGCTGGTGTTCTGAATGTGATATAGATAAAAACATTGCCAGCTTCATAATTCATCGTGCCATCATCTAATATCTGTGATGTGGGTGCGGCGGCTGCCGAAAAATGATTACCTATCCCAGAGTCAACTAACCAATAAGGATCTCCGAGTATTTCCATATTCACAACCACCATGTCTGCACTGCTACCGGTGATGAAGGCCTGTTGAAAATTTTCAGCTACATTTTGCTCCACGCTTTTGTTTTCTGCACCACCCTTGTATCCTTTTAATAATTCAGGATCGCGTTTTTTTCTACTGCGGCCAGTCTGCGCTGACTGTACTTCAGGAGCTGATCCTTTGCCGGTTTTAGCTGATGGATTTAATTTCTCACTGGGTTTTTGATTTTGATTAGCAGTATTAGCACCCTTGTCTGCTGGCTTAGGTGCGATACCAGAATAAAATAAATTATTGATCTCGATGTTAAAACTGAGAATGTCAACATTCTGCCCTGTGTAGATGTATTGATATTCTTTCACTATGTCTTTGGTCAACTCGGTATAGCCCACTGGTGCTGATGTGGCGTTTGTGAATATGCTTTGATGTACAAGATAGGGCACTACTCGATAAGTAATTTTTTTAGCATAATCTCCTGTGCTGACATCTAATTTTAAAAGTTCTATTTGCACATCCAGTTTAAACCATTTGATAAACCCATTCACAAGATTATTAGGGTCAAGCGCATCCGTGGCATATTTAGAACTTAGAATTACTTGGTTTATAATCGCAGTCAAAGATTGACTCTGTCCGAACTGAAAAGCACGAGTTTTAGGATCTATGGTCATGCCATCTCTTTTCAGCACACCTGTCTTTTCGTCGTATTGATCACCGGCACGTTTAAACAAGGGTCTGCCTCCTGAGCTTTGATCGAGTCCCAAACTGGCAGATGCGATTGAATTCTTATCCAATCGTTGAGGATCAGTTTTTGGCACGGCCGATGACACTGCTTTATTGGTATCACCACTGTCTTTTCTAGGGTCAAGTGTGGCTTTTTTAATTGTTTCCGTGTTCCCTGCTGATGAAACCCAATCACTGCTTAGAATAGGGAATTGAATCACGTATTCATCTTTTTGTTCGATGAGTTTTTCAGCTAGTAATTTGTCCTCATTCTTGTTCAAATAAGACATGAGACTGCCTTCGCCGCTGGACAACAGATCAAACACTGTGCCTTGGCCGCTGGCAAAAAGTTTTACATCGCTGTAGGTGGTGTTGATGAGACTTGAAAGCCCTTGATGATTGTAGGGAATAGCTTCGACTTTGTAGACACTACCACTTTCACTTACTGTGAATTTAGTCGACGTCAACGAGCACACAAAAAACTTGGGTTTGATCGTAGATAGATTTTGTCCTAGTTCATTGAATCCTTGTATATCCATACGCAACACAAAAGGAGCATTGTCTAAGTAACTGAGATATCCTGCTTTGATCGCAGCCGACTGCATGCTCTGTAATAACAGGCCCATGGAATGAGGTTCGATGATGTCAAACGAAAATTTCACAGCGTTGCTGTTACCAGTTGATTCGTTGGCTCCTATCACATTAATCATTGTAAAATTATTAATGTAAAACTCAGGACTTCCGTAAAATGTTGTGGCTCTGTTTCCGTCAAATCTGCCTGCAGATGAAAAAACAATATTTTTCAAGTCACCTGGAGAATTTCGATATGATGGCGGATTGTTGTATTGTGCGGGACTAAGACATGCAAACGTCCACAACACAGTAGAGCTGGCAAATACTTCCATGGGGTTTCGCACCACAGACGGAAGATTTTTCCTGGCGGTGGCAGCTGTGGTATTTGTTTTTTCTTGTTGTGTAGAAGCTCCGCCTCTCAATGGATTTGATGGTCTAGTAGGATCTAGATCGGTTATTTTTTTTGCTACACCCTCAGGAATAGTAGAGTTTATAAACTCTGGAATAACTACACTGCCGTCTGGTTTAAAAAATAATTCTTTACCTGCAGGAATAAATCTCGCTACCATTTAGACTCCTAGGAACTTTTCTAGATTGCTTTTTTTAGGAAGATAGATAACGGTGCCTGGTTCAAAGTCATAGATGGGATCTTTTATCACACTCATGTTGCGTTGAACAAACACCCACCATAATTTTGCACTGCCATACACATCATAGGCCAACAGATCTGGTCTGTGCCTATATTGATTTTCTATCACGTATCTAAAGTCATCTGATTCAGACGGCACTGGTCTAATCTCTAGTAGATCTAGATAGAAATTGTTTTGATCGGTATCTGCCCAAGGACTGGTTTTTGCGTAGTTGGCCATTAGATGTATCCCACCTCTTTATCGCCGGACATTTTGCCTTTGGCGTAGTCTTGTAGGCTGAATTTTCTCAGTCCTTGTCTACTGTACACAGGTGCAACTACCACAGTGATAGTGCTTAGGATAGGTACCCAAGTGTATTTCTGATCGTTGAACGGATCGCACTGTATGTAATTAACATCGTCTTTGAAATCTACCGAGAACGATTTTACAATCACAGGTACTTTGTCAAACACATGACTGCCGTATCCTGTGAGATTGCAGATTATAGGCGGATTACCAGCTTTGTCGCCCTGGCCGAAAAACATCTTTGTAGCTGTCTTAAAAAATGTTGTGGCGGCAATCCAGTACGCAGCATCTGCTTTGGTTTCGCAACTGAACTCTCCACTGATTGAAATGTCATCCACCACGCTGTTTTTGTAACTGTACTGCGAGTAGTTGGCATGAGTGATAGGTATAGTACTGTATTCTGCTTTGGTGCTGACTGTGATGTTAGGCATGTATGGCCAAACCACACCCCCGGTCTGTTGTAGAACTGCAAACAACGGACTGTTAAAGATATCCCATTGGCAGGTTATACGCACACGCCAGTCATCTTTGGCTCCGGCGCTCAACTGTATGGCCTGCCCTTGTGGCATGAAAACCTGCGCTCCCTTTGGAATGTTGATACCGCGTTTGAGACTAAGTATATTGTTGAGCATGCCTGCTGCACCACTGATACTACTGGCTGCTTTCAGCAACCCGCCTGCGAGGTTACCGCCAGTGAGTTTGTTAATTACCCCTGAGATATCTGCTCCTAGATTACTAGTTGAACCTGCCACTGATTTTAATTTGTCCACAACCCCACTAACCGCACTGTTCACCGTGATGTTACCGCCCATGGCGCTGTTACCAAAGTTTTTTGCATCGCCGGCCAGTTGGCTCAGGCCTGATTTTGCACCGGCTACCAAGTCAGACACTTTTTCATCCAGTTTTGTTTTTTCTATAAGAGATGAAGCATCTTGCAGTGCTGCTTGTCCTTCATTGGTAGCTTGGCTAACTTTTTCTGAAATGCCCGCTACCAACTGTGAAAAAGGTGACAGCGGGTTACTGCCTGGACCCGAAGACGGTGAATTGTCTCCTAGAAGACCAAATTCTCTTGCTAATCTTAGTCCTTCAGCCTGTTGCTCTGGTGTGCTAGCAACATTGTTAACTGGGCGGCCAAATCGATCCGTTGATGCGATTTCGTCATCGGTGCGAAAGGTATAATTTTTCTTTTGACTTTGTTCGACACGCTGTTTAGGAGATTGGGGGTATGTCTGAAGAGCCATTTTGAGCAGATTTCCTTATCATATAGACTATTTATTATGATAAAAATGTGCTATTATATAACATATAACGGAGAATTCTAACTAATGATTGTGCCTAAAATTAAGTATCTAACCAACAAAGATCTATTAAGAGAAATACACCTAAGCAAAAATACCTACTGTAGTTTCACAGACCCAGCATACGAAGAATACGATCTAATCGTTACTACCTTAGACAAGCTGAACATACGCACTATCGCAGAAGCCAAACGAAACAGAGCATCTAAAATGGCCAAGGCCGCACACGAAGCAGCCGTATACGCAGCCGGTAAAAAAATGCCAGCCAAAGAATTTGAAGTAGACTATCGCAAAGTGCAGAAGCAGGATCTAGTGTTTCGTGTGATGACCTTTACACATATACCGCTGGCACCGGGACGCAAGAAAACTCTAAAGAACACAGCTGACAGCCATGACAAGGTAAACTTTCCACCGTTTCAACATTGGAAATATGACGACAACAACAACTTGTTGTGTGTGGGAAAAAGTCATTGGAAGGGCAATTTAGATCAAGGAGAGTTCTCCAAGGATCACGGACAAATGACCAACGATCTAGCTCGCATGTTTATCAAGCTCTGTGAGAGATATGCCACTAGAGGCAACGTCCGTGGTTATACCTACAATGATGAAATGAAAGGGCAGGCCATACTTCAGCTTACCCAGATTGGACTACAATTCGACGAATCAAAAAGTGACAATCCGTTTGCCTATTATACTGCTGCTGTGACCAATTCATTCGTTAGAATTATCAATCTTGAAAAACGCAATCAAAACATTCGAGACGACATTCTTGAAATGAACGGCATGAATCCTAGTTGGACACGACAAAACAGCGCCAATGGTGGTAAGAACGCTCCTGGGCCAGTCACTATCACAGATAGTTTAGATTGAGTTTGACCTTACATTTATTTTCTGTTATAATTAATCTATGAACCTTTTTAAGAAAGTTGCATGCTTCACTGACATACACTTTGGATTGAAGTCCGGAAGTCGTACACACAATCAAGACTGTGAAAATTTTGTGTCTTGGTTCTGTGACACAGCTCAAGCACAGGGCTGCGAAACAGCTATATTCCTAGGCGATTGGCATCATAATCGTAGTACCACTGATGTAAGTACCATGAATTATACTGTGAGTAACTTGGAAAAACTCAGTCAGAGTTTTGAACGAGTCTATTTTATTCTAGGCAATCACGACTTGTTCTACAAAGACAAACGCGAAATCAACTCCATTGAGTTCATGCGCCTGTTTCCCAACATCGTGCCCATACGTGAATTACACACAGAAGGCAATGTCACTATCATGCCTTGGCTGATAGGTGACGAGTGGACCACGGTAAAACAACTGAAAAGCAGATACATATTTGGACATCTTGAGCTGCCGCATTTTTACATGAATGCCATGGTACAGATGCCCGATCACGGCCAGTTGCAGACTGGACACTTTCAGCATCAGGAATTGGTATTTACTGGACACTTTCACAAGCGACAACAAAAAGGCAATGTGGTCTATATAGGCAATGCTTTTCCGCACAATTATGCAGATGCAGGTGATGACGATCGTGGCATGATGATCATGGATTGGGGTGGCAAGCCCGAATATCATTCTTGGCCTGATCAACCCATATATAGAACCTATAAGCTGAGTCAGATCATCGACACTCCGGACAAGTTGCTGCGTGAAAAGATGCATTGTCGTGTAACCATTGACTTGCCTATTACATTTGAAGAAGCAAACTTCATCAAAGAACAGTTCATGCCACAGTATAAACTGCGTGAGCTCATGTTGATTCCAGAAAAGGTAGAAGTAGAAAGTGCTGTTAATCCCATAGACATCACATTCGAATCTGTTGACACCATTGTGATGAATCAGATCAATAACATAGACAGCGACACCTATGACAAAAAACTACTGTTGAACATCTATAACGAACTATGATTAAAATCAATAATCTCACAGTACGCAACTTCATGAGCGTGGGCAATCAAACCCAGGCCATAGATTTCGATCGCGGACAACTCACGTTGGTCTTAGGCGAGAACCTAGACCTTGGCGGTGATGACAGCGGAGCTCGTAACGGCACAGGCAAAACCACTATCATCAACGGTCTCAGCTATGCCATCTACGGACAAGCACTGACCAATATCAAGCGTGACAATCTCATCAACAAGATCAACTGCAAAGGCATGTTGTGTACAGTTACATTTGAAAAAGATGGTGTCAAGTATCATATCGAGCGAGGTCGTAAACCTAATCTGTTGAGATTCAGCATCAACGATCAGGAACAGGAGCTCAGCGACCTTGACGAAAGCCAAGGCGACAGCCGTGAAACACAAAAGGCCATTGAAGAAGTGTTTGGCATGAAACACGAAATGTTCAAGCATCTCATTGCCTTGAACACTTACACAGAACCGTTCTTGAGCATGAAGGCAGCAGAGCAACGTGCTATCATTGAACAACTGTTGGGCATTACCATACTGTCAGAAAAAGCAGAAGCTCTCAAAGATGCAATCAAGATCAGCAAAGACAGTATTGCGACAGAAAACACAAGAATAGAAACTGTCAAAGCTAGCAACGAAAGAATACAACAAAGCATAGAGTCGCTGATACGCAAACAACGCATGTGGGAAGAACAGAAAGAAACTAGTCTGACCAACTTGCTTAAAAGCATAGACAGACTCAGCGATATTGATATTGATCAAGAAATTCTCAATCAGCGATCACTAGCAGATTGGACTGCTAACAAAAAAGAACACGAAAGTCTAGCATCGTTGAGTGCTAAACAAACGTCGGCGTTGGAAAAAGAACAGCGTATTTTAGAAAAGTTGGAACGAGAATTAACTAGTCTAACAGAGCACAAGTGTCATACTTGCGGTCAAGAGTTACACGATTCCAAGCATACAGAAATCATGTCTGCTAAGTCTACGCAGATTCAAGAAAGCCGTGGCGCTATCAACGAGCATCTTGAAGAACTTAGTGTGATCGTCGAAGCAATATCGCTGCTAGGAGAAATTGGAACATGTCCTGCAGTGACTTATGACAATCTAGAACAGGCTCTAAATCATAAAAATACATTAGGTAGCCTAGAACGTGATATTACTATCAAGACTGCGGAAGAAAATCCCTATGACGATCAGATTGTTGAACTCAAAGAAACAGCCGTACAGGAAATAGATTGGAACGGTCTCAACGAGTTGGTTCGTGTCAAAGACCATCAAGAGTTCTTACACAAGTTATTGACTAACAAAGATAGTTTTGTTCGCAAACGAATAATAGATCAGAATCTTGCGTTCTTGAATCAACGATTGACCTACTACTTGGACAAGATTGGATTACCCCACACGGTGGAGTTTCAGAACGACTTGACTGTGATTATCACACAGCTGGGGCAGGATCTAGATTTTGACAATCTAAGCCGTGGTGAACGTAACAGACTGATTCTATCCTTGTCGTGGGCATTCCGCGATGTGTGGGAAAACCTATACACCAGTATCAACTTGCTGTTCATTGACGAACTTGTGGATTCAGGTATGGATGCTAGTGGTGTTGAATCCAGTATTGCTGTGCTGAAACGCATGACTCGTGAGCGTGACAAGAACGTGTTCTTGATTTCACATAGAGATGACTTGACCAGCCGGGTTAATCACGTGCTGAAGGTTATTAAAGAAAATGGATTCACTAGTTACAGCAATGACATAGAGATCGTAGCGTGAGTTCAGACGCACACGATCGCATGATCCATGCCTTTCAAGAATACTTTAAATGGCAGGATCGATTTCATCACAAAAAATCCAACGAAGCAGGCATCAAGGCTAGATCATGGCTATCAGAAATACGCACACAGGCATCAATACTAAGAGTAGAAATACAAGACAAACGAAAGACACAACAAGCATCC